TGGCTTTATTGGCGGTCACATGGTTAAGCGTTTGAAATCAGAAGGCTATTGGGTTCGTGGCGTAGATAAAAAACTGCATGAACATGAATACAGTCACGCAGATGATTTTCAACTTGCAGATTTAACTTCACAATCTGATGTGCGAAGAGTTATCGATGATATACATTTCGATGAAGTATATCAACTGGCTGCCGATATGGGTGGTGCAGGTTATATCAATACGAATTTATATGATGCAGATGTAATGCACAATAGCGCAACAATTAATTTGAATGTACTTCATAGATGCAAAGAAATGCAGATCAAAAAAGTATTCTTCAGCAGTAGCGCATGTGTATACAATGAAGAACTACAATCATCAAATGTAAATCCTGATTGCAGAGAATCAAGTGCATATCCAGCACATCCCGATTCTGAATATGGATGGGAGAAGTTATTCTCCGAAAGATTGTTTCACGCATACAATCGTCAACATGGTATGCAAAACAAAGTTGCTAGATTTCATAATATCTTTGGTCCATATGGTACATGGGAAGGAGGTAAAGAGAAGTTTCCGGCTGCCATTTGCAGAAAGATTGCAAAAGCAAATGATGGCGATGAAATTGAAATTTGGGGTGATGGTGAACAGACTAGAAGTTTTCTATACATTGATGATTGCATTGAAGGTGTTAGACACTTGATGAATAGCGAAACGTTTCACGGTCCAGTTAACATTGGTGCAGATCAAATGATTAGCATTAATGATACAGTTGATCTTGTTGCACAGATTGCAGGTAAAACAATTCGCAAGAAACACATTGATGGTCCAACAGGTGTGCGTGGGCGTAACAGTAATAATGAGTTAATAGAAGAAAAATTAAATTGGCGCCCAAGCCAAAATCTGAAAGAAGGACTGAAAGAAACCTATCGGTGGATTAATTTTAATGTCAGAGGAAAATAATTCAGCAAAAGGTAGAGATAGTTTTGACATAAAGATTGGTGAATTAGTTGTTCCATTTTTCAATCGTAATGTAAGCGAATATCCTACCGAGGCTGGAGGTCCAAAGTTTGATTTAGTTCCAGTAACTAAACAAAAAGATATCATGATTAACATTGCTAGGCTACATGCACAGCAAGAGTATAACAGAATCATGGACTTAGTTAATGTCCTACAAAAACAAGCAGAACAAATTAAAAGAAGATTAGAAATTACCGATGCAGTTCATTCGGCAGAGTATCAATTCATTTTAAGCAATGGACATTGTTACTGGTTAGTTTGGGACAACAGAAAAACACTTACACGATTGGTAGCAATGGGTCCAAATGACTGGAGTTGTGGGAAACCTATTGACTATGACTACATAACTAGAGTAAAATATCTAGGTGATCACACATGGATAGAGGTAGATGAAAATGGAGAAGCAATAACATGAAACGCACTATATTATTTGTTACACAGACACTAGGTGATAAAGCCGCTTGTGGTATTGGATTGATGGGAGATGTTACTGGTAAAGTATTGCTTGAACATCCTGAATTTAATTTCAAGATGGTTTATGCGGATACTCTTAATACAGTAGAAGATGCAATTCTCGCATTCAATCCAGAAGCAATTGTTTACAACTACGCACCAGGAACAACACCATGGATGGATCATCCACATTTGAGAAATACGTTTCCTCAGATTAAACACATTCGAATCATGCATGACATGAGCCAATCAATTGCAGATGCATACTGGCCACGATTCAATCATGGTTGGGAATACATTATTGCAGATGACCCTAGTGTAAAAGAAACACCATATGTGTTTACGACAAATCGTTTACTTCCAGGTAAACCAACTGTATCATATGTTGAACCTGAGAAACCAATCATTGGTTTTCAAGGTTTTGGTCCTCCACACAAAGGCATTGCTAGACTAGCACATCAAGTGCAAGAAGAATTTGATGAAGCAACATTGCGACTTCACATTCCATTTGGCTTCTATGAAGATCAAGTTCATGGACGCAAAGGAAGTAATGCACTTGCAAGAGCAGAAGAAGTTAGACGCATTATTACAAAACCAGGAATTGATGTTATCATCACACACGATCTATTAGATACTCAACAGATTATTGACTTGTTAGCGCAAAACACGATTAACTGTTACTTCTATGATTATCTAGATGGATGTGGACTAGCAAGTAGTCCAGACTATGCACTAGCGGCAGGACGCCCTATTGCAGTAACACGTAGTCATCAAATGCGAAACTATTGGGACTTAAAACCTAGCGTTTTAATTGAAAATAGTAGCATTAAGCAAATCATTGCAAATGGAACTACGCCGTTAGAACCTCTGTATAAAGCATACAGTAAGGAAAGTGTTTGGTCAGATTATTCGAGAATTCTCAATAAAATACTAAATAACTAATCCACATTTTTTGTGGGACGCATTCTACGTGCGTAAGAGGTGCTACAACAGCACCTCATTAAACGAAAGGGGAAAATATGGGAACCTTCTTAAAAAAGGTTGGAGTATTTGTACTTATCTGTTTAATGGCAATGTCAAATCAAACATATGCTCAAGATAAAAAACAAACAAATATATCATACAAAGATTTAATTTCAAGTAACGATGGATCAAAAGCAGACCTATACTGGTTAACAATGAACATCTACTACGAAGCAGGTAAAGAACCACTCATTGGTAAGATTGCAGTTGGTATCGTTACACTTAATCGTCTTAAGGACAATAGATTTCCAAAAACAATACAAGCGGTTGTCACCGAACCACAACAGTTCTCTTGGTACACTGGTGGTAATGTAAAGTCTCCACCCAATGTAGCACTATGGAAAGAATGCTATGATGTGGCGAAGATGCTCTTGACAAAATCGAAGGATACTGCTATAATTAGTCTATTAGAGGGAGCAACACATTTCCACGCAACATATGTCAAACCTGATTGGGCTAGACATGCTGTGAAAGTTGTTCAAATTGGTGATCATGTATTCTATAGGACTAAACATTATGAAAACAGAAAAGAAAGAATTTAAAATTAGGAATTTTTCAAACAAGAAAGTGAATCCTAAATTCTATTCAGCAACACCCGAAGAATTAAACAACCCCGAATATCGTACTGCGGTTCCAACGAATCAGAAGAACAAGTTCGGACATTACCAGAACGGCAAGATTATTTCAATAAGGTCAGAATGAGTCTGAATATTTTAACTCCGAAAGAGTTTGAAGCGCATATCAAGAAACTTGTAATAGAGAAACATCCTATTACAATGATTGAAGCGGTTCTACTCTTTTGCGAAGAACGAAATCTTGAGATAGAAACTGCGGCTGGTCTCATCACTCCAAAGATGAAAGCATCTATTGAGGGTGAGGCTATCAAATCAAGAATGATTACAACTAACAGAGCAAGATTACCTATTGAGGTTGACGATTGAATAAAATGGATGCAATAGATGCGTACAAAGTTTATTTGGGTATAAAAAATCACTTTACGCAAGATAGTTATGATTGGTTCAAGTACAACAAAAAAGTAAATGTCACATACGATTCTTTTATGAAACGAAAAGACAAAATCTTTTTTGCTAAACTAGGCAATCGAAAAGATGCATACTTGGAAGAGTTTTTAGTCTCTAACTTCTTACATGATACAAAGATGTGGGTTGGTGAACTATTATCTGAAGAGTGTGAAGACAGATATAAAGAATGGAAGCGAAGGCAAGAGTCTTTGACTTATATCTTTAAGAATGAAATGGATTTTGTTTCTGGATGGACTCCAGAACAGTTGAATGAGTTTTTTGATTCTAAAGGTGGCGATCATCCACCAATTATCAAAAAATATCTAAGGGGAGATATCAGTCTCGAAACATTGGCAATACTCAATTCTGTGTTGCATTTTGTGAAGAGGTATGATATAATGATTCATGATCCAATTTACAAAGAGGTAAGTAAGATATGCAGAAAGTACCAGCCCTTCTTAAGTTACGATACGGTAAAGATGAAAAAAACGTTACGAGAAATTGTAACAGCATAGTGGCAATAGTAAACAAACCTGAGAAGATTTGTATCTTATTAGCCAAGAAAGAGGATTATGATCGACTATATAAGATAGTAGATTATGATAAACGTGGACAAGCAAAAACATACATTTAATACATTTAATACGAGGATACTAATATGGCAACATCATTCGCAGACTTGAAAAAGTCACGCAACGCAGACCTAGAGAAACTCACTAGCGAGATTTCAAAACTAGGAAATAAAGAAGAAGGTAAAAAGTCTTATGAAGACAACCGCTTCTGGAAACCCACAGTAGATAAAGCAGGTAACGGTTTCGCAACGATCCGTTTTCTTCCCGCACCCGCAGGCGAAGATGTACCTTGGGTTCAAGTCTTCAGTCATTCATTCCAAGGACCAGGTGGTTGGTACATTGAGAATTCGTTGACTACGCTCAACAAGAAAGATCCAGTTTCAGAACACAATACTGTTTTGTGGAACTCTGGTGTTGAAGCAAATAAAGACATTGCACGTAAACAAAAACGTAAATTGCAATACATTGCAAACGTATACATCATTAAGGATGCCGCTAATCCTGACAATGATGG